CCATCAATCATATTATTCATAGCTTCACTCTCGTGCTTCTCTGTTACAAGTGTGGTATTCTGTAGTTCAGTTAAGACTTGTTGAGTTTTTAACTCTTCTTCTGTATCTAATAAAGTTTGCTGTTTGATATTAGTAATGTGTGTATCTGGTAACAAAGTATCTACTTCATATTTTAGTTTGTTATACTGCTCATCAATTACTCCAAGACCAGTACTATCCCCAAGGATTAGGTTCTCATCAACACCTACAGTTACTTCATAACCCCATTGTTTTTCTACTTCAGCATGGATTTTAATTCTATCTAGTAGGTTCTTTTGTTGGGTAGCTTCGTAACTAAGTGCAGCTTGGAATGCAGCAGGTATTAGTGCTGTATAGATTGCACCTGCTTCTGCTTGAGTTATCCTACTCTTATCTCTCTCTTGACCAACATGAGCAAAACCTATGTTTAGTAAGTCACCAATTCTACCACCATTATCTATGGTAGCTTCACCAACAATCTTTGCCCAAGTTGGATCATCTGTAATTGCATAAGCCATTTATCTAGTCCTTTTATTAATACTTGATAGAATACACTTTGTGGTAGTGTACTCTACAAATCTTACTTATTAGCTTTCTGTTTTGCTACTAAGGCAGCAATTTGATCTTCAGTCAAACCCTCAGTAGGAGTAATTTTAAATCTTGGATTTCCTAATTTAGTATCTGGTTCATCTGAACCTAGTTTCTTAGCTGTGCTTGCACACTGAATAGTCTCTAAATGTCTTACTGTAGCTTTACTTAAATACTGAGGTTCTCCATCAAGTCTTACAGTTCCTGTCTTAGAGATCACTTTGTTAGCATAGGAGAATTTAAATACTCTACCATTAACATCTTCTTCTAAAGAGAATGAATTGTCATGGTCAGTTACTATGTACATATTACGTGAGTTATTAAATTTGTCAGATTCAATAGAAATCTCTTCCCTAGTCATCTCAGGTGCTTTATACTTCTCTAGGATATTAGTATAATCCTCCTTTGTTAGATCTGGAATATTTTTACCAAGAGCTGTAGCTTCTAATTTTACTTTGTCTTTACCTACTGAAGCTGTTACACTAGCTTTAAATTCTGCAATTGTTTGTTTTGCCATATTATTTAGTTCCTTTAATTTGTTTATTGTACAAGGTAGAAGTACTAGCAACTACCTTGCTCTTAAGTCTTAGCGTCTAGCTACTGTCTGGATCATTCTTAGTCTCTCAGGTCTATAAGCAAGAAAACCATATGACCACTTAGCTGAAACACCACCAACCTCAGCGTGCATGTCATTGTAAACATCAGCTGCTGGAGGAATATGTTTAGCTGAAACAGTGTTATAATCAAACCCTGTTGTCACAAATGAGTCATCCCCAACAACAACCATAGGGAATACATCATAGTGTGCTACTCCATTAATCTCTGTAGAGATACTTCTAAGTCTCTCTCTAGCTGCTGTCAACTTGTTATCTGTATCTGCATTATAAGCTGCATCATCTGCATAACCGTAAGCAATATCTGCTGCACCACCAACTTCTACACCAGCACCTCTAAATGCTAACAAATCATTACTAACACAAATAGTAAATGCTCCAATAGAACCTTGCTCACCATCAAGTAGTTTTCTACCAAGCTCTTTTACATAGCTAGCTTTATGTCTGAACGCAATGTTACCATCAGGACCGACAATTTTTCTAACCATAGGTAGAAGCTCACGACCAATATACATAATAAATGTACCTTCAACAACGTGTGTATCTACATTCATTGAACCAGAGTGTAGTTCAGTATCCATAGGAACATCATTCTTATGAAGTTCTTGCTCTAATGCTTCAAAAGTACTATAGTCTACAACATCTGCAAACGTAAGTTGACTCATGTGAGTAGTCGAAATATCATCAGACGCAAGTAGTGCGTTTGCCGCTGCTGCTGAGATAATTGAAGTCATAATTTGTAGCTCTTTAAGCTCACCAACAGCTTTAGATACAGACTTAACTTTCTGAGCAATAGTTCTCACAATAGAACCTTGTTTTAGAGAAGTAACTGTGTACTTATGACCTACGCCAAACTTACTTACTTTAGCAGATACTAGTTTATCAACACTATTAAGCAAGTTAACTACTCCACCAGTTTCAGGTAAAGGTACTAAGTTACCACTTGTAAGACCATAAGAAGGTTCACCCCCTATGATAGCTCCTGCTGAAGACCAGACTGACTGTCCCACACCAACTGCTGCAACTGCTGCGGCTTTAGCTGCTACTCTACCTGCATCATAAACAACTTCTACTGCCAATGCTCTTTCTTTATCATCTACTACTTGGTATGCTGCGTCTAAGTCTGCTTTAACAATATAGAACTCTGCATTAAACGAACTCACTACTTTTTGAGTAGCATCATCAATGATTTTATACTCATTCTTTAGAATCTTTGCTGTAGCTGCATCTAAGTTAGCATCAGACAAGTTTCCTTTGTTCAGCATAGGGAAGTTCACAATTCTTGTTAGTGTGTCACCATTGTTTTCTACCATACCCATGTAGTTAGCATGCTTAGAAAATAACTTTTGTCTATCTGGTTGCTCTACTATAATCTTGTTTACATACTCAGGTCTAAACTGTCTGTTAATATCGTCAGAAGTTAGACCTCCATCATTAAACTTAGTGATTAAATCTGCCATTTGTTATTACCTTTTATTTTGTTAATTACCATCGTAAGTCTATTGACCCAATCTCATTAGTTTGTCTAAGTAACCCATAGGATCTTCCATTGAAGGATCTACTACTTTCTTTTTACCACTAGTCTTCCTTTTAGGTTTACTTACTGCTGACGCACTAAGTCTTTGTTTGTTCACTTCTTCATTTTTAGGTTCAATCCTCCCTTGTGGTATTGTTGGTGCTACTGGAACTACTGGAGCTTGTACTTGTTCAGGTACTTGACCCATAGCCCATTGGTACTTATCTATAGTAGATAATTTACCAAACTCTCCACTAAAGTCAACAGCTTCTGTAGACTTAATCTTATCCATTATTGTGTCATAATATCCTGTAGCCATATGTTGTTGGAAACTAGCTCTAATATCAGGTCTCTCTTCAAACATTTTATAACTAGCATCATCTAGTACATCATTAGCTAATGTGAAGAACTTATCTCCGTAACCATTTACTTGGGACTCTCTGTAAGATCTCTCAACACCTAGTTGACCTTCAGATTTTAAATTAGTAGTAGGAGTGTATCCAATCTCTTCCATATTCAAATCTATTGGATCTACATTTAGCGATTGCAGATGTTGTTTAATAGCTTCTTGAGCTTTAGCTGGATCTGGATTAAACATATCCATAGCTAACTTAAACTTCTCAGGATCTTTCAACATACCATTATCTCTCAATGGATCAATAAAAGGAGCTACTTCTTTAATCCCAGCTAAGTCATCTTTAGCATTACTAGCAAACTTAATAGCTTCTAATATTTGAGCTGGGTCTGTAGGAACTTTAGTAGGTTTACCTTTAACCATTATCTCAGAATTAATTAGAGCATCATAGAATCCTTTATGTTTCTCTGCTTCAGAAGGTTCTTTAGGTTCAGTATCTGCAATAGGTTCTGTTACGTCTTCAACTACTGGTTCAGTAACTTCTTCATCAGTCTCTAGTTCTTCTGTGTCCTCTTCAGAATCAACATCGGGGTCTTCCTCAACTTCCTCAGTAGGTTCAGGTTCTACTTCTACCTCTTCTTCTACTTCTTCAGTAGGTTCAGTTGGTTCAGTTGGTTCAACAGTTTCTTCATAATCTTCACCTTTTAACATGGCTTCAAACTTTAACATATCTGGGTCTAGTTCTTTATCTTCCATTGGAGTCCTTATCTTTATTTTTGGTATTATACCATAGTTTTTGTAACATTGTCTAAATATTCATCTTTTTTTGATAAATGGTCAATAGCATTCAATCCGTTGAGATCAAATCTACCATCTTCAACAACTAGACTAGTAAATGTCTTAATACTGTCTATTGCATTAATTATGTCATCTTTAGTATCTTTTATGTTAAAATCCATTAAAGTCTTAAATAATCTTTTAGGTTGTTCTTTAGATACGTGGTTAATAAGAATGTTATAGTCCTCATTTTTACGTAGTCTTTTTAAAGCTTCATAAACTTCTTTATCTAGTTCCCACTCTTTAATACTTTCTTTTACTAAGTCTAAGTCTGTCATACTAATCTTCCTTGTGTAGGTACAAGTCCTTGAGGAGCTTGTAAACCTTGGGCTTGAGCCATCATCATCTCTTGTTGTTGTTGAGCCATTGCTTGTTGTTCTTGTTCAAACATCTTCTGTTGCATTTTACTATTGACTACATCGTCTAAGTCCATACTTTTTAGTACTAACTCACTGTTTGGTTTAAAGTAAGGATTTTCCATTTAAGTCCTTATAGATTAAGTAATATAGTCTTCTCTATATCACTATTAGATTTGTTAATATCTGCTGTCTCTTTATGTAAAGCATCTAACTCTTTATCTTCTAACTTCTCTTCTCTAGCTTGACCACTCTCTACATTTAAGAATGTCTGGTCTATAACATCTGTTTCAGCTTTATTTTTCTCTGCTGCAGCATTAGCTTGTTCAGCTTTAGCCAATTTCAACTCAATATCAGCACCAATATTCTCTTCAGTTCTTGACATCTTCTCATAGATAGAAGCATCTATTTTTTCCATCTCTTTCATAAGTAAAGCATTTTTTAACTTCTGTTCTTCTAACGCTAAAGCTTGCATCTCTTGAGCAATAGGGTCTGGTTGAGGTGGTGGCATATTCCTAATAGCATCAGCTACATCTGGTAGTCCCCATAACTCATACATTTTAATTTGATTTATCTTCTTAATCTCAGGATCTTCACTAGGACCATTTGTTTGCATAAGCGTCATAATCTTAGTTGCTTGGTCTTCGTCTTTTTCTGGAGTAGATATAGATACAGATATATCGAAGTAACCTTGAACATCATCTTTATGTATAGTTATAAACTGATTACCAGTAGTTCTTACTACCTCTTCCTCAGACATAAACACTTGACAGTTAGCTAATGTCATTCTAGTGCTATCTACCAACATAGCAGATATTCTTCTTTGTATAGCACTCTCTCTCTTAGCAACAGCATCCATCGCATCTTTTTGTTGAGAGTTAGGTTCTGATTTACCTCCACCTTGACCAGTAGCATAAGCTCTTGCACCACTAAGTTTAGAAGCTCCATCAGCAGCAAATCCGATAACATTAAAAGGTGTATCATTTACTTGAGAAATGTCATTCTTCCAAATAATCTTATCCATAGGTACGGATGGATTAGTAATCCAAACATCATTACCTTTTTCATACTGGTTCTTTTGTATTGGACCCATAACTGTAGAATTGATGAACTTCTGACCAACAGCATCCTCTGCTATTTTATCATTCATAGCTCTCAGCATCCTACCAGTTAGATCTTGGTAATCTTTAGTTAAAGCTTGGTCAGGTTCCCCATGAGGAGTATTCTTAACTGGCATATAAGTAGCCATACTAAAAGGTATCCTTTGGTGTGGAAAAGGGTTCTCTTGTAGTCTAATAAGAGTCTTACCTACCCAAGTAGCAATAATAGCAACTAGTACCCCATCACCTTGAATATCCCAATACCCCCAATATTCATAAGCTCTAATTTTCTTTCTAGCTTTATCTTTAAAATAAAATTGATTAGAAGCATCTGACTTAGCATCATCTACATCTTTATCATCACCTAAGAATTCTAGTAAATCTATATTGTAGTAGTATCCTGACTCTTCACCAGTCTCTTCATCTTTATAGTACTCTTCCAGCTTTAATTCAGCATAGGATGTTTCAAACTCGTGTATAACAAAGTTAGCATTCTCTATAACACCTTCACAAGTAGGATCTACCATAACATTAGCATTAAGACACACTTCTAAAGACATTTGATTCTTAACTAGAGTCTCTTCTTCAACATATACTATCTCAGTACCTGTTTGCATAGGTTGACCACTATCAATTATAGCTTGAGCTTCTTCTGGAGGTAATTGACCACCTTCTACCATAGCCATTAGCTCTTCAGGACTAGCGTAAGTAGGTTGCTCTTTCTCAACCATCTTAACACCAAGTTCTGCTTCCCAACCAGTTTTAATAATTACAGTACCCTCTTCAACTATAGTTTTTACTATATCATCAACAAGTTTGACCTTATTTATTTTAGTATTGAATTGATTGTTTAGTAATAGACCACTTTGAATAGCTGACTCTACATCTTCTCCACCAATAGGGTCTACTTTAATCAAGTCCCTAGTACCGTGAATAGCTTCTGATAAAGATGACTTCTTCCATTCTGCATGTTCTCTAGTTAAATAAGACTTTACAGTACTCTTACCTTTTTTATTAGGTTTAATATCTGGTCCACCATTTAATGTCTCAGCATATTCTTTAAGTTTATCTCTATAAGCTTCTTGACTAGGTTCTGCTTCTGCATAGTCATTATACAAGTCATCTCTACTAGGAGCATTCTCCCAGTCTGGTTGTATGTCTTTTACAGAATCATTGTAGCTAACTATCTTACCAATCATTTAGCAACATCTTCTCTAAGTTTATCCATATCCATACAAGGACAAGCTTTATGAACACCTTTTATCTCTTTATGTCCAACAATATTTGAAATCTTAACATTATATAGTTTTTTTAATGTTTTTAATGTTGTTACTAAAGTCTCTCTTTGTTTAGTAGGTAGTCCATCTTCAACTACATCTAAATTAGAATCTAGTCCACCACTGTAAGCTATACCAATAGATCCATTGTTATGACCTTTAGCATGAGCTCCATTACTATCTGCCCATCTACCTTTCTGAAGAGTAGCATCTTCTTTAACTAAGTAGTGATAACCTATACCACTAGTCTTACCCCATCTTGTTTGGTGCATCTTATCTACATCTTTGGCATCAACTCCTCTACCAAAAGGAGTAGCAGTACAATGTACTACAATAGTATCCACAAATCTACTAGTTTGATACAAGTCAGTAGGGTCTAAAATTCTACCTACAGAACTAAACTTCTTGTCTCTCATCTTTTAATCCTTTGATTAGTGTTACTTGGTCTTTATAAGCTTTTAAAGCTTTCTCTAATTTAGCTATGTATTTGTCTTTTTTCTTACTTTGTTTAATTATCTGCTCTAATGTCTTAGCATCTATCTCAACTATTTTTAACATTGTATTCTACCTTTATTTTTGGAAAATCTTCCTTAGGCACATCATAATAATATACATCTGGAAGAGGAGATGTTATATACACATCCTTAACTTGTTGCGTACAGTTAGTAAACA